AAAGCCGATAAGGGCAAAAAATTTAAAAAGGGTGGCGACATGAAAGAAACAATGGGTCCACGCAATATGTCTAAGGACGTAGAAGCTGGTTCAAACAAGCATCGTAAATTTGGTCAATCTATGGTTCAGAAACGTGGTTTAACCCGTGGCATGAACTTAGGTGATACTGGTAAAACAGAGCCAATCGAATCTGAAAAAAACATGAAGTCTTATGAGGCTTCCATGAAAAAAGGCGGCAAGGTTAAAAAGATGGCTGCTGGTGGCGTAACTAAGTTTCCAGTTGAAGCTGGTGAAATGGCTGTATCCAAGAAAGGCATACGTCCTCATGGAGAACATCCAGACCAGTTAAAAGGTCACACCCGTGCAATGATGCCTAAGATGTCTGGCAACGATATTGGTACTGGCTCACCTGTTAATACCAAGAAAAAAGGCGGTACAGTTAAGAAGATGGCTTCTGGCGGTACTGCATCATCTCGTGCAGATGGTATCGCACAACGTGGTAAAACCCGTGGTAAATATTGTTAATAAAGGAACTATTATGAAAATGGACCATCCACCAATCTCTAAAGATATGCAAGCTGAAGAGCATATGATTCACCCAGACCACATGGAAAAACACCATGGCGGCGACGGTCACGCTCAACATCACGAGCATTACAAGGCTCACTCTGCTGGTCACAAATTGCACCACGAACATGTAGAAGCAATGTGCTACGGCGGAATGGCTAAGGGCAAAAAGAAATGATGCCAAGCCGTGGAATGGGTGATATTAACCCTTCCAAAATGCCAAAGAAGAAAGTTATCGAGCGCACAGATAATCCTGATGCGGTAGATATGTACGCAACTGGCGGTGAATTAAAAGAAGTACCAGAAGACAATGTAGGTCTTTCTAAACTGCCAGAAGATGTAAGAAACAAAATGGGCTACATGAAAGATGGCGGAGAAGTTTGGAATAAGCCACGTCCAAAAGGATTAGGCGCACCCAAAAAAATGTCCCCTGAAAAGAAAGCTAAAGCCAAAGCAATGGCTAAAGCGGCTGGCAGACCATACCCTAATTTAGTTGATAACATGAGAGCAGCGAGGAAAAAATGAGTTTATTACAACACTTTGCAGATGAAGCAGAACACGTATTGGATATTGTTAAAAAATCTATTAAACATGAGGTTCAATCTTTTGGTGCTGCACATCCAACCACAGAAGCTTTATTAAAGACCTTAGAAGCCCATTTAGAGCCAGCTCCTGTAGTTCAAGCAGTTACTGTAGAATCAACCCCAGAAACTCCTACACAAGCGAGTTAAAAATGGCAACTAAAAATTGGATAGCTGGTGCAATCAAAAAGCCCGGAGCTTTACGCAAAGAACTAGGCGTCAAAGAAGGCAAAACTATTCCTGCCAAAAAACTAGCTGCAGCTGCAAAAAAACCCGGCACGTTGGGTAAGCGGGCTAGATTGGCGGAAACCCTTAAAGGTCTCAAGAAGAAATAATGGCATATACCAGTGGTAACTCTTCCTTTAACCTTGACCTTACCGAGCTTGTAGAAGAAGCGTTCGAAAGATGTGGCTCGCAATTACGCACTGGATATGATTTAAAAACCGCCAAGCGGTCTATTAATCTTTTAACCATTGAGTGGGCTAACCGTGGTATCAACTTTTGGACAGTTGAGGAAATCTCCATTCCATTAGTTTATGGTCAAGCACTATACCCAGTTGGGGCAGACACCATTGATATTTTAGATTTGGTTACTAGAACCAATAATGCAAGCGCATCTAATCAGCAAGATATCAATTTAAACCGTATTTCAGAGTCTACTTACTCTACCATCCCTAATAAATTGACATACGGACGCCCAATTCAAGTTTGGTATAACCGTCAAACTGGTAATTCTAATATTTATACGGGCGTCACTTTAGCGGCTTCATTGACTCCAACAGCAACTACAATTACCCTTAGCTCTACATTTGAAATGCGCTCAACTGGATTTATCCAGATTGACAATGAAATCATTGGATATGTCAATATTTCAGGTAATCAACTATTAAACTGCTATCGTGGTCAATATAATACTGTAGCGGCGTCTCATAGCGTCGGAGCGCCTATTTATGACCAGCAATTACCATCTTTGGCAGTATGGCCCACCCCAGATAACGGGACGACCTATACGCTCGTTTATTGGCGTATGAGACGTGTTCAAGACTCTGGAACTGGTACTTATGTCCAAGACATCCCATTTAGATGGATTAACTGTTTGGTTGCTGGATTGTCTTATTATCTCTCTATGAAGATTCCGGGAATGGATATTCAGCGCGCTATGGGTTTAAAGCAAGAATATATGACACAGCTAGAACAAGCTATGGAAGAAGATAGAGAGGATGTGTCTATTAGATTTGTGCCACGCAACCTGTTTTATGCGAGGTAAGTAATGCCAACACGGTATGCTTCAGCTAAACACTCAATAGCCGAATGTGACCGTTGCGGTCAACGTTTTAAGTTAGTGCAATTAAAAAAACTAACCATTAAAACAAAGTTGGTAAGTATTAAGGTATGTCCAGAGTGTTGGGACCCAGACCATCCTCAATTAAGATTGGGTATGTATCCGGTGAATGACCCTCAGGCGGTAAGAGAACCAAGACCAGATATTAGCTATTATGCGTCTGGAGTAAATGGTTTACAGATACAACAGGGCGGAAACACTTCTGTTACAGAAGCTGGATATCCTGAAGGCGGTAGTAGAGTATTTCAGTGGGGCTATGCTCCCGTTGGAGGCTCTAGTGGTTTTGATAGAAACCTAACTCCTAATTATTTGGTTGGGAAAGGTAATATTAATTCAGTAACAATAACAGTAACTTAGGAGTTAAAAATGGCAAAGATGGAATCAAAAAAAGCAGATATGAAACAAGATAAAGCTATGGCTGATAAAGAAATTAAAAAAGCTATGAAGCAGCACGATGCTCAAGAGCATAAAGGCGAACACACCAAGCTCAAGCTCAAAAAGGGCGGCATGGACGTTAAGAAAATGGCTAAGGGTGGTGTAACACAAGCTAACTTGCGTAGCATGGGTCGTAATATGGCACGTGTAGCTAATCAAAAGTCTTCTTCAAGAGGTCGTTAATATGGCAATCGCAAAAAATGTAAAGCCAACCACCAAAGATAGTTCTCGTATGGTGACTGGTAGAAACCCTGATAATAAGCCAGCTAGTGCATATGCAGCCCCACATACTATGTCAGATAAAGCCGTAGACTATAAAAAGGCTATTAGCTTTGAAATGTATGGCAATAAAGGCTCTAAAATTGCTGGTGATAAGAATTCTAAAGACCCAGTAGATAATGTTTCTATCGGCGCTAATACCGTAGAAAATCAAAATGGCGAATTAGAAACCCGTGGTAATGGTGCGGCTACTAAAGGTCGCATTGCTAGAGGACCGATGGCGTAATGAATAATAGCGCTTACGTTTACTCCATCGAAAACAAGGTTAATGGTAAATGCTATATTGGTAGCACTACTAACCCTCGTGTTCGCTGGTCTAAACATAAGGGCGATTTAAATCGAAAAAAACATCATTCTTTTATATTACAAAGAGCTTGGAACAAATACGGCGAACAAAATTTTCAATTTAAAATTTTGCTTGAATGTGATAAAAAAGATAAAATTGAGTATGAAAACCGTTGCATGGTATTGCAGTCTTATAATATTTTGATGACAGCAAGAGAATCATTGATTTTTACTCCAAAAATTAGAGAAAAACTTAGGTCTGCTAGAATTGGATATAAAACACCTAAAGTGGCTATTGATAAAATGGCTAAGTCCAAATGGAAACCTGTTTATTGCAAAGAAATGCAAACATCGTTTTTAAATCAAAAATATGCCGCTGAATATTTAAATGTGGTTCCAGCAGCAGTTTCTCAAGCAATTAAGAATAAAGGCAAAGTAGCTAATGTTACTTTGATAAGGGTAAACCCTTGAACTATGAAACTTTGTTTAACAATATACAGACATACGCTCAAACTAACGAGCCTACGTTTGTTGCCAATATTCCGTTCTTTGTTGAGCAGGCTGAAACTCGCATTTACAACTCGGTTCAAATTCCATCATTACGCAAAAACGTAACAGGAAACTTAAGTTCAGGCAACCAGTATTTAACTTTGCCGTTTGATTGGTTAGCCACTTATTCTGTTGCAGTAATTGATGGTTCAGGAAACTATACTTATTTAATTAATAAAGATGTCAACTTTATTCGTGAAGCGTATCCCAACAATGGCTCGACTAGTTGGAGCTTACCTAAGTACTACGCTATTTTTGGCAGTTCTACTCTTAATGTTAATGAGTTAACCGCAATCGTTGGACCAACTCCTGATAGTTCATACAACGTAGAATTACATTATTTTTACTATCCTGTATCGATTGTTCAGGGCGTTATTGCTACATTAAATGGAAGCTTTAATGCAGGAAGCCTATATAGCGCAGGACTATATCAAAATATTCCAATGACTGGTGGCTCTGGTTCGGGCGCAACATGTGATATTTTGGTTAACGGAAGCGGTAATATATCCACTGTTACCCTGCAAAATGGCGGCAGCTTCTATCAGGCTGGAGATGTATTAAGCGTGGCATCTGCCAATATTGGTGGCACAGGCTCAGGATTCTCTATCAGTGTAGCGACTGTCAATAACGCACAAGGTCAAAGCTGGCTTGGCGACAACTATGACCCAGTACTGTTCTATGGCGCTATGCGTGAAGCAATGCTTTTCCAAAAGCAAGAACAAGATATTGTTAAGTATTACGAAGATAAATTCCAAGAAGCCCTTGCTGAAATGAAACGTCTTGGTGATGGTCTGGAGCGTGGTGACGCTTACAGAGATGGTCAGACTAAACTTAAGGTTAATACTTAATGCCTATCGTTCAAGGTCAAACCACTTTATTTAAAGCTAACATTTTGTCAGGTTTGGAGAACTTTACCCTGAGTTCTCCCTATACCTATAAGATTGCTTTATATAATGCGAACGCTAATTTAAACAATACAACTACTGGCTACACTTCAACTAACGAAGTTACAGGAAGCGGGTATACCGCTGGCGGTCAGGCTTTAACTATTTCCAATCCACCTACGCAAGATACAGCAAATAACACTGCTTTTATCTCATTTAACAACGTAACTTGGACTGGAAGTATTACCGCACGGGGTGCGCTAGTTTATAATAGCACCACGGGAGCGGCTTGTTTTATATTGAATTTTGGTAATGATATTACTAGTTCAAATACATTTACCGTTACTTTCCCAACGGCAACATCAACCTCAGCAGTACTGACAATTAGTTAAGGAGTTTTACATGGAAAAATCGAATATTGGAGACATCAGTACCGCTGCGGTAACTCGTGGTGCTGGCTCTGAAGAGTTCTTGGGAATCCAAGGATATTATGACGTTAAATGCTATGACAAAGATGGCAATCTCAAGTGGGAAGACAAAGCTCCTAACTTGGTTACTGCCGTTGGTAAAGCAGCATTGTTTGATTATTATTTTGGTGCAACTGGTACTGGTGGCGGTACTGCTTCTGGCGCTAACTATCTTGGATTGGTAGGCAGTGCTTCTGCAACTGCTAACTATGTACAGTCTGACACAATTTCTAGCCATACTGGTTGGATTGAAGTGGGCGGTACAAACGCTCCAGCTTATACTGGTAACCGTCAATCACCAAACTGGTCTGCTGCAACCAACAACGGCTCTGCATCTCCAAGCAACGTAGTATCTAAAGCTGCTTCTGCTTTGACTTTCTCAATGACAAGTTCAGGCACAGTATTTGGTTGCTTTATTAACTCTGGCGCAACAGCCTCTGCTACTAAAGACTCCACTACTGGTATTTTGTACTCTGCTGGCAACTTTACTGGCGGTAGCAAAATTGTAGCCAACGGTGATTCACTAGCTGTTACTTATCAAACTACTGCAACCTCTTGATTTTAAAATACTTTTGTGTTTTATACATATGCTCACTATACCCCCCAAGGACATTTATTCTATATAGGTAAAGGTCAAGGGGGTAGGTCGCATTCGTTTTACAAAAGAAACATTCTTTGGAATGAAGTAGTTGCTGAATTTGGAAGCCCTGACGTTGAAATATTAGCTAATTGGGATACTGAAGAAGAAGCTTTAAGCCATGAAGTCTTGCTGATTTCTTGCTTCAGGGATATGGGCTATAAATTAACAAATCTTACAGATGGTGGTGAAGGATTTTCTGGGTTTAAAAGAACGACTCCTGTGTGGAATGTAGGAGTTCCTTGCAGGGAAGAAACAAAACAAAAGCTTAGAGAGCAAAAAATTGGTAAACCTGCTACGTGGAACATAGGTCGTAAACATTCAGAAGAAACTAAACGTAAATGTGGAGTTAAAAATGTTGGTAAAAATCTTACAGAAGAACATAAACAAAAAATAACAAAAAGTTTGCTTGGCAACAAATATGCAGTAGGAAACACAAACCGTCTTAAATATAAAATTATTGGAACCAACATGCAAACTGGTGAGCAAATTGAGTTTCTTGGCGCTAAAGCCGTGAATGATGCGGGCTTTCAGCATGCTAATGTTATTAAATGTATTTATGGCGAGCGTAAGTCCCACAAAGGCTACACATGGTTTAAGCAGCTACTGGAGAATAAATAATGTCTTTAGTATTGGCTGACCGCGTTCAGCAAACTGGGGTGGCAAACACCACAGTAAGCTTTAGTCTTACTGGGTCAGTTGTTGGCTTTCAATCCTTTACCGTAATTGGTAACGGAAATACCACCTATTATTCTGCTACAGACCCTTCTGGTAACTGGGAAGTAGGTATTGGCACGTACGCAACAGGCGGAACACTAACTCGTACTACTATCCTAGCTTCATCTAACTCAGGGTCAGCCGTCACTTTTAGCGGTACAGTAAACGTTTTTGTAACTTATCCATCGGAAAAATCAGTTAATCAAGACGCCAATAATCTAGTAGCCATACCATACAATGGCGCTAGTTCCACCATTGGTTCTCTAAACGTGGGCGGCAGCACAGGTTGTGCTGATACTGGGTATATTGCTACTTTTGTAGGAAATGCTAGTACTTACGCTTATACGTTTACTCAAAATACCAATTCTGGAAATACCGCATATGCATCACATACTGTAGGTAATAATGCCTATGGTTCTACTGGC